ATCGCCTGCCTCTGAGTCGCGTGTGCCAGAAAAGTTGGTGTTCCCTTCGACGGTGACGAGGTTCTTTCCATCGTCTTCAAGGACGATGCCGACATGCGAAAAATCAAAAGTTACGATGTCGCCCGGCTGAGCGGGGTCTTGGTCGGTGTAGATGCTGGTGGTGCGAGGGCGATCTTTTGCCCATTGGCGGAATCCGTAGGCCAGCGCGGTGCGGGGTTGCCATTGGGCTGGCGTGCGGGTGAGGCGTAGCCACTCAGGGACATCGTTTTCCTTCAGCCATTCCTGCACGCAAAATGAAACGAAAGCGGCGCACCATGGCCACGGGCCGGGCGGTAAGTCAGTGGCGCGTTGGTAGTCGCGGATGCGTTGTCCGCGATTGTTGCCGCCCTCCTCGCGGATTCCGATCTCGGCTTGGGCGATGGCGAGGAGTCGGTGGAGCATTTTAGTAAATCACTTCTTTTCTTTGCGGAAGATGTTGATCGCTCCGGCCATGGCCATTCCGGCTGCGGCGATGGCGTTAGCTTTGTCGGGATCAAGAACGATTCCGGCAGCGGAGGCGACGAATACGAGGCCGCGCCAAGTGGATGATTCGGCGAGGCGGGCGAGGATGTAATCGAGGATTTTCATTTGTCTTTGAGGCTGGGGATTTGCGGGTTGAACCAGTCGATCGTGACTGGTGGGAAGTAGCGGATGCCCACCTCCACTCGCCCGAGGCTTCCCATCTTGTCGCCGCTTGGCGGCAGCGGGACGCTTACGCAGGCGGGCAGGAGCAGGAGCGGCAGGAGTGCCAGCAGGCGCTTCATTTGGCTTTGAGGCTTTCTTCGATGCGCTTGGTGCGCTCGTCGATGCGGGCGAGGGTTTCGCTGCGCTCGCTGGCGAGGCGTTCGATGGCTTGGAGGCGTATGTCTTGGCGTTCGTTTTCATTTCTGACTTGGCGCATTTGTTCGGGCAGGACGATCCAGCCGTTAAGTGAAGAAAAGACCGTTGCCACGAGGGCAAAGGCGGCGATGGCTTCCGCGAGATTCATCTTCACGGCGGGGCGTCCGTCCTTTTCGTCGAGGCTCATTTTTTCTTCTTAGGCTCGGCGGCTGTTTCCACGAATGGCTTGGCGAGGCCAAGGGCGATGAGTTCGCGGGCGAAGGATGGCGAGACTTCGACATCACTGCCGACCGGGCAGGATTCACCGGCGATCATGAGGCTTTGAAGAAGGGTGATTTTTTGAGGTTCCATGGCGTTGGGTCGTTAGCAAAAGCCTCCGCCGCGAATTGCACACGGCGGAGGCGGTTGAGTTTTCAGCTATCGCTTAGGGCTTTTTGCCGTAAACGAAGGACTGGGCGCGGCGGACAGCGAAGTCCACGTCTTGCATACAAACGATGCGCAGACGGCCCTTGGTGCTGTTGCTGTATGGGTCCACGGTGATTTCGAGGCCACCCCAGAGGCCGATGATGAAGTCGGCGAAGTTGCCAAAGAACACATCGCCAGAGGTGATCTGGTTGGTGATCTCGGTGCGGTAGCCGTTCATTGTTCCATCTTCCCAGATCGTGCCGCCATTGGTGGACCCGGTTGGGAATTTGAGCGCGGTTTTTGCCATGCCGCGTGTGCTTGGGTTGGCAACGAATGCCATGCTCGCGACATCGGTGTTCTGCGCACTGACGAGGCTTTCCATGTTCACGAGTTCCGCGAAGGTTGGCTGCACTGCGACGAATGCCTGAGAGAGCACGCCTGCGGCGGATTTGATTCCGGTCGGGGCGTTGCTGAGTCCGGTTCCGTAGAATGCTGCGGAGTCGATGGTGAGGGCGAGGCCTTGCGCGAGGTCGTTACGAAGCAGGGCTTCGACCGACAGCGAGGGCTGCATCAACATGCGGCGGGTGATTTCGCCGAAGTTGGCAACGGTGCGAGGACGGAGCGAGACGAGGCCGAAATCGATGTCGGATTTTGTCGCGTCGTCGTCTTCACCGATCCAGTAGCCAGTGCCGAATGTGGTCTGCTTGGGCATGTCCACATTGCCGACGAGGCCAGCCAGCTCAGTTCCCAAATTCATGATGACCGCTTTGTTGCGGAGGACATCGATGAACGAGGAGGCGAGGAGGTTGGTCTGCACGGTGTTGTTGCCTGTGCCTGTGAATCCACTGCCGGATTTTCCAGAAACGGTTGCTGTTCCACGCTGGCCGTAGCCTGCGGTGAGAACATCCACGGGAATCATGGTGCCTTTGACGTTGCGGTGGGCGACTTGTCCGGCGGCTGCTTCGCAAGCTTCCAACTCGAATGCCGCATCTTGACGGGCTTTCTTGTCGGTAGGCTCGGCGGCGAGGGCGCGGATGAGCTTCACGAAGGAGAAGCTGCCAGCTTCGCGTTCGTTGAGGCCGATTGGTGCGTTGCCTTCGCGGACTTGGGCGCTGCGCTTGTCTTTCTCGGCAAGGGCGGCGGCTTGGAAGTCCACCAGGTTGCCACCGTCACGCACGATCTGTGCGGCGAGGGCGGGCATGCCGTATTTTTCGCCTGCTTCGAGGATCGAGCGGGTGCGGTCTTGCTCGCCTTTCACAGCGGCGTTGCGCTCGGCGATTACGTTGATCTCCGGGGCCGCCGGTGCGGGCGCTTGTGGCGCGGGTGCGATTGTGTTTTCCATTTTTGGTTGGGTGATTGTGCCGAGGCTGATCACCTCTGGCGGGTTAAGGCTGCGACCCACTCCGACAGAAGTGTCGGCGGGGATGGTGACGAGGGAGATTTCGTAGGGTTCCCACCGGCTGACGGTGTAGACATCCACGCCCTCGCGTTCTTCGGTCAACTTGACTTCGCGGATGCGGTAGCCGACTGAGACCTTCGTGAGGATTCCGTCCTGCACATCACGCCACGCTGATTCGGCGCATTCGGATTTGCCGAAGCGCACCAGCGCACGGCCCATTCCGTCTGCATCGATGCGGGCGGTCTCGACGACTCCGAGCACTTCGTCGGCGTCATGGTTGAACAAAAGATTTGCGCGGTCGTTGAGCCGCGAGAGGTCGCAGGCTTCTGGCGAGTGATCGAGGACTTCGACCATGCCGGGCCAGCGCTCGATTTCGGCGTTGCTGGAAAAGGCCAGCTCGATGGTGCGCGACTCTGCGCTGATCGTGCCGATGGTCATGACTCGGCGCATGGGCGTGCTAAAAAATTCTTTCGCGGCGGGCTTCATCTGTGCGCGAATTTTGCCAGCGGGGGACGGGCTGTCTTCTGCGGGGCGTTCCGTGGAGGTTTAACCACAGAGCGCACAGAGGCCACGGAGGCACAAAAAACCCGGCGTGGGTTTTGCCCCACGCCGGGATAACCTATGAACCAACTTACGAGAGTGCTGCGGCGAGTTGAGCGCCGGTCGTGCTGACCGTGCTCTGGTTTTTTGCGCGTTCGCCTATGGAGCCGGTGATGGTTAGCTCAGTTGTAGGCTTGGCCCAGACCCCGGCGGCAATGGTCGCGGCATCGAGGTTTTCAACTCCTGCGCGGCCCAGAACCCAGAGGCTGGGGATGTGCTGCGAATCAACCGTAGAGTCGGTGGTTTTGAAGATCGCGGCGTATTCTCCTTCAGCGGAATTATTGGTGGAAAGAGTGTAAGCGTAGAGACCGCCGCCAAGAGCGCTGGCGCTGCCGCCGGTGACGATCTGCGAACCGGATGGATCGTAAATGTCGATTGTTACGGCTAATCCCGTTTTGCCTTGTTTCGAGGCAGTGAAAAAGGCGAGGAACTTAACGGAGGTGGATACTTGTTCGAGCATGGTTTGGTGTGTTTTGGTTAGATTTCTTCGGGTTGAGGCAGGAGCGGGAGGACTTCGGACATGGGCAGGACTTCGACTTGAGCAAAAAGCTCGGCGGGGAGATGCGCGAAGCCCTGTGCGTAGAGTCCGCCGGGGCCGATTTCGGTGAGGAGGTCGGCGCAGAGCATTTTGCGGCCATCGATAAGATTGACAGGCGAGGCGACATGGCGGGGGTTGCCATGCTCGGCTTGGACGGCTGCGAGTTGGGCAGCGAGTTCGGGCGAGAAGACGAGCGCAAGGTCTTTGGCCGTCTGGTAGCTGACAGGCTGTGTTATGATGTCGGCGAGTGTCATGGTAATGCGGTGGCAAGGGCGGTCATAAGGGTGCTGACGCGGGTGTCGAGGAGGGCAAGGTCGAGGAATTCGCCGATAGAGTAAAAGGCAATTCGACCCGCCGATTGGTTTGCTCCGTTTCCATTTGCAAAAACACGAAGAATTTGATTAATTGGAGTTTGAGAAGTTGATGAAGAAGTTGTGCTTGTTCCGTTGCCTCTGGAAACAACTTGAGTCGAGTTACTTCTACTTGTTCCAATTAACCCTGCAAAGTTTGTCGATAAAGTAGGGCCAGAATTTGAGTGTAATCTGTGGTTGATTTGAGTTGCATTAGAGATTGAAAGTTGGGTTGTGCCTGCTGCTAACGTCCCGCCCATATAGTTTGTGTTACCAACTCCATAAGTTTGAGTTGCAAAAACTGAAACATGTTTTGAATTTTGAGGCTCAGCGTTATTGTTTCGGTTGGTAACTAAATTTTTGCTCGTTCCGTCACCAATTAAACCTGTTTTTCGATTATAGTCTGCAGATACAAAATTGTTATTTGTGGGAGCTGCTCCTACAAGCGGGACGAGAGCACCGGGGAGCGTGCGTGCCCCCGCAAGAATGCAGGAGGCTTTGAGCGCGCCCCAGATACCGTCGGTCTTGCAACCGACGACAAAGGCATTTATTGCATCGCCGACCGTTTGTTCCAACTTCTGACCATCTGCAGCTTCGACAGCTAACAAATAAGTTTCGGCGTCAGCATCGGATGCGGTTGAGCGCCCGGCCTTGGTCGGCACGCGCAGCGGGGAGAGTTGGCCGTAGAGTGGACTAAGCATAATTTAATGAGGCTTTGTTTGACCACGCGCCGGTGGCCGATTGCTCCGAGAGCACATCCCCGGCGCTGTTGGTGGTGATGCGGTAGATAGTCCAGGCGGTGGAGTCCTCGGCGGGGCCGGAGGCTGGGTAATCGGTCCACTCAAGGCGTCCGATGTAGAGGTCGTTGCCGTCCACGGCGTGGACGAGGATGGCGGGGATTTCGTTGCGCGGGGGGGAGGTGAGTTGGAGGACGGCTCCGGTCTGCGGGTGGCGTCCATAAATTTTGATGTCTGCGTAGTTAATGCAGACTTCGCCGAGCGAAAGATCCGCCGTGCTGGGGATGCGCCCCGGCACGACGGTCTTCTTAGGTTTGATTGGAACAGGCATGAGTATGGACTCGGAAGAATTTGAAAGGCCGGTCGTCATGAATGGTCACGAGTGGACCGGCCCTGTGGGCCGTTTGCTTAGAACGTGCCGCCGTCGATCTCGGTCTCGAGAACGAGGATTCGGGCGCTTAGAGCGTTGTCGGCTGAGAGGCGGGTGCTGGACTCTGAGCTGATGGCGGATTGGCGGGCGCTGGTCTCTGCGCTGATCGCTGCTGCGCGGGCTGTGGACTCGGCGCTGATCGCGGAGGCGTTTGAGGTGATGCTGCTCTCGGCGCTGGTGACGCGGCTGGTCAAGGCGGATGCGGCTGTCTCGATGTCCGAGATGTCGGAAGCGAGAGCGGCCTCGGCTGCGGTGGCGCGGTTGACCTCGTTTGTGAGGTTTGTGGATGCGCTGGATGCGAGGCTGGTGATTGCTCCGTTCAGATTTGAATCTGCGGCCTCGAAGGCGGTGACCACTTCCGAAAGCGAATCAAGAGAGCCTTGCGTTGTGTTTGAAAGCACATTGTCGATCCGAGTTCCGAGGGCTGCTTCGGCGTTTTGCGCACGGGTGATCTCGTTTGCGAGGTTCGTGGAAATCGTGCCTTCTGCGGCCTGCGCACGGGTGACCTCGCTGGCGAGGTTTGTGGTGAGGGTGTTGTCAGCTGCGATGCGTGCGGCTTGCTCTGTGGCGACGATGCCGTCGGCGTAGCTGCTGGAGGCGTTGCCGCCGATGCCAATGATGCTGGTGGCGTTGCCGGATGCGTCGGCGCCACGTCCATAATACAAAATACCGTCTACCTCGTTAAACGCTAACTCTGAGGACTTTAAGACCCCAGGGGCTCCTGCGTTACCTGATTGGCGGCGGCGAATGCGAATTGGAACTGACATAATTTTTTTTGTGGTGTGGTGGTTGTGGTTGCGGTGTCCGGTGGTCGGACGGGCGTTATTTTGCCGCTCGAAAAATCCGTGTCTTCTGCGGGGCGTTCCGTGCGTTTTTCACCACGGAGAGCACGGAGGACACGAAGGGGGAGGACACAAAAAAACCCGCCCAATTGCGCATCGTGGAGAGGCGGGGCGGGTGTGATATTGGGCTAAGTTTTTTAGAAGAAACCGGCGTCGATCTCGCTGGTGGAGACGGCCCCGGCGACATAGGTGGCTGTCTCGCGGGTGTCCCAGACTGCGCTTGAGGCAACGCCTCGGCTCACGAGTTCGCCGCTCGGCGTGAAGACGCTGCGGGTGATCGTCCACGCCGGTTGATCCGTGCCGGTTCCTGCGCTGGCGCGACCGATCCAGTGCGTAAGGTGATCGTCGGAGACATCCGAAATGAATGAGAGCGAGCCGTAAACGAAGGCGGGGCCGCGCTCGCCTGCGTCTCCCTTCGGGCCGGGGGCTGGTGACGGGATGCCGAAATTGAGAACGGCGTTTTCCTGCGTGCCGACATTGGTGATCGTGGGCGTTGCGCCCGCTGGGAGCATGAAGACCGTGCCGACTGCGATGGTGGAGGAGAGGCCGCGAGGGAGGGCGAAATTTAAGACGGCATTTTGTGGCGTTCCGACATTGGCAACTGTAGCAGGTTGGTCACCTGCCACGGTCTGCACGGCTCCGACTGCTATCGTTCCGCCGGGGCCTTGCGCTCCGAGAGGGATGCCGAAATTGAGAACTGCATTTGTAGGACTCCCGACATTGACAACGGTTGGTGCTGATCCGGTTGTAAGCGCCGACACGCTTCCGATGGCTACCGTTCCGGCGGGGCCTTGCGCTCCTGCGCCGATTGGCATGGCGATGCCGGGGGTGACGACGAGTTGAGTATTTGGAACAAGAGTGATGTCAACGGAGGCCATGGTTTTATCTGGTGATGGAGCGGCTTATGGTGGCGATGCCTTCGAGGAGTTTCCTGCTGTTGCCGTATGGGTCGCTAATAAAAATGTCGTATCGAGCGCGACTCACTGGCAGGGCGCTGGTCTGCTCATCGTTGAGCATGACGCGAACTTTGCCACTTGTGCGGGGCAGTGGGAACGTGACGGTAAACTCGGCAAGCAGTGGTTTGTCCCAGTCCTCGCGAAGTTGACCGGATGCTGTGAAATCTGTGAGGTTGACTGGCAGCGCGTTTGACGCTGTGGAGTCTTTTAAAGTCACCTCGAAAAAGAATGACTCGCCCGCTGGGATGGTGATGTCGAATGGCTGGCTCATGGCTGGGGTTCGGGCTGGGCCACGGGGGCGGCTGCGCCTGCTGGGACAAGCGGCACGATGTTGCGCTTTTTCATTTCGACCTCCTCGCGCTCGATCTCGCTCCAGACATCCTCGGGGTCTCGGTTCGATGTCTCCCGGATGATCTCGCTGCGGGATTTGAGTTTTTGCGAGATGGCCTTTTCGTTCGCGGCCATTTCTGCGGATGGGTCGATCCATGCCCAGCGGCGTCCGGTGAAGGCGACTTGTTTGTATTTTTCGAGGCGGTCGAATTTGAGCGGCTTGCCAGCGATGAGGATTTTGTTGGCGAGGAGGGAGCGTTCCAACCAAGCCTCGTAAATGGGCATGACGAAGCCGCTGATGAGCCATTCCTGCAAGCCCTTCCAGACTTCGCGCTCGTCGAGTGCGCCTTGGCGGATGCTGGAAAAATTGACGCTCGTTAGGTCGCTGGCGAGATTGTTGTAGCTCACGCCGAGGCCGGAGGAAATCGAGCGAAGCATGGCTTTGCAAAAGGGGTCGAATGCCTGATCGGGAAATTGCGGCGTGTAAGGGATGAACTCGCGGTTGCCGATGTCTTCAAATTTTCCGGGTTCGGCGTCCATTTCGAGGATGTCGTCGCTGTCGCCATCGAGGTTGCGGAAAAAGCCCATTTTGCTGGCGGACACACGGGCATTGACCACGGCGGCGTCCTCGAAGCCTGCCAGCATTCGCATGC